TCCGCTGCCTGCGGTGAAATCTCGATGTGGAACCAGTCCCCGCCGGGGGCTCCGCCGAGTGTCGGCTTGGTGTATTTGCTCCACGATTGCCTGTCGCATCGCCAGCCGCGCCCGTGAGGTTTCGGGAAGTAGTCGAGCACCGCCTGCACTCCGAGATCGTTAGCGTTCTCGAGAACTTTCCTTAAGAAGATCATCGCGTCTTTTCGGTTGGCGTTCGGATTCTGTGGTCGTTTGCGATATGAAAGATCTACGGCCCGCCCGCACGCATGGACGCTCAACGATCCGGGCTTGCCGCGCATGTCGCGCCGGGCGAATGATCCGTTATTCCATAGCGCGCCGTTCGAGTGATACATCGCCTGACGGATCCACTCTTCCATGCCGGCACGATTACGCGCTGCGGGTCCGTCGGCGTTGCCGATGTAGTCGCGCGCGTTAGGTACGCCCGGTTTCCGTTTAGCCGTTGCCACGACCGAAGGCTGAGTCTTTCGGGTTCACATATCGGATGAAAACAGGGATGAGTGCGGCGAGGCCGGCTTTGAATAGGTCTTCCGGGTTGGTGTTGCCGGTTGAGTACACCGCGACGACGGCGGCGAGCACCGATCGCCCGTAGGACGCGAGTAGTGCTTTATCCTTTGTTTTCATCGTGGTCTCCTTTTTCCTTTGCTCTAGATTTTAGCCCATTGGAGGCCACGAGGCCGGACAAGGTTCCCGTCATAAATACGGTGAGCGTCGCGAGTAGATCAATGAAGGCGGCGTCGTTCGGAGCTTGTTTCCCGATCGGCTGTGTAACGAACATAAGCGCATAGACGAATCCGAGGACGGTGATCGCGAACACGCCCGCGAGGATCACTCCGACTATTACGATCAGCCGGGCGTGTAGTTCTTCAGGCTTGAGTCTTGGTCTCATAGATCAGGTCACGGGTACAAGTTCCGGAGGGGTTGCATAGCGGAGGTTTGCATTCGGGCTTGGCCCAGTTGGTTGGATCTTGACACGGATACCGATACGACCCGTCATAGCCGCATCCGCTACACGACCACCACACCACAACGATGAGCAGCGCGTAACCGATAAACGGACGCCATCGCATTATTCAGGCGTGACGGGTTCTGGTATTGCTGCCCATTGAGCGTTCATCGTTGCTTGTGATGGTTTTGGTGATGGGTCTAGCCAGTCGATGCCGTCGTATTCGGTGCCGTAGATTGCCCACAGATAACCCATGTAATCTGTAACTAACACTGTCTCGTAATTTGTTGGGCCGGTCATGCTGAAATCTCCATCAAAATAATTGACGATCTATTGTTGTCGGCATTTGCATAAACAGCAGTTGAAGCGCTATTTGATCTTATGCCAAGCGTATATGCCGTTGCCGATGTCGTGTTCGGTGAATCTAAAAAACTATATGTACACATCGTGTACATAGTGTTTCCGCCGTTATAAAGCAAGTTCCCAGCAAGGTTTGTTCCTGCTACCGTTCCACGAAACAAAGCGGTATAAATACCCGAAAAAACCGACGCATCTTTTCCTACAGGTGAATTAACCAAAATTAAAACTTTGCTACTCGTTGCCGAAGGTGTAATTGTGGCGGTTAGGTTCGTAGTGACAAATGTTGTACTGGTAGTTGTCACTTGTGTTGATGTTGTGCCTTCTACGATTTGTAAAACGCGAAACGCGCCACGCAGATCATTCATCTGCGCAGCGGTCAAGATTTGACCAGCGGTAAAACTCGCCGGGAGGGTTGTCGGTGTTGCCATAGTGATTTCAGCCTAGAACATTCGAGGCGTCTATCGTGCCATATAGCGGGTCGTCCAGTATCAGTTGGAAGACGATTGTCGTAGGTGCCGTAAATAGCGTTACTTTGTGACCGTCGCTTAGGTTGATCCGATGCTCGATACCTTCGACGCTGAGGTCTTGGGCTAGGACGGTCGTCGTGTTGCCGGTCGGGAAGGTTTTAGATATTGAGATTGTGTCGCCGATTTCGATTGTCGCGAGGTCGTCGCGCTCGGCGCTGGTCAGCATAAGGAAGGCGGTTTCGAGGCTGGTGTAGCGGGCTTCGGGTTCCGGGTTGAGTAGATAGTCGGCGGCGTCATCTATCTCCCCTTGGATGTGAAGCAAGGATCCAAGGATCGATGTGTTTTGAATGAAGTAGGTCGCGATGGAGGTCGCGTCGGATGCGGTTGCCGTGTTGCCGTTTAGCCCGGTGACGACAGCACGATTGACGACTTGATCGGCTTCAAAGGTGATGCCGACGCCGTTGAAGGGCGAATGGTTGCCTTCGTCGTCAAACTCGATGACGGGGCTGGCGAGTGTCGCTCCGATCCTCGGCTGGAAGTTGAGGACCCCATCCCTGCTCATAAACACTCGGCCAAATTCAGCGGTTTGGTTGATCTGTGTGATGTAGGTGAGGATATTGGTTCCGGCTTCTATCGCGTAGTGGCTTGAGTGACCAAGTTCTACAGTGCCTGTGTCAATGTTTCGGGCAAGAAGCGGGAAGTCCACTTCGGGCAAATCGAGAACGGTCTCAATGCGTTCCCCGGAAGTTTCAGCGCTCACGCTATGCGCGTCCAGCGCCGTTTGGCTGAGCAAATAGAACTGGTCTGCCGCATAGACGGTGACGGTCGAAAGACCTCCAAGCTCGAAGTTGTAGTCGTAGTTCACGATGTAACCGTTGAAGAGTTCCTCGGGGTTATCGGCGATGTCGTATCGGATCATTTTCACGACGCGCAATGGTGCTAGTCCGGGTTTCGCGTCAGGTGTGTCGTAATAGGGCGAATCCTGATTAAACGGATTGAAGATCCCTTCCACATCGAGCAGTGTCGCGGTAAGTGTGCCGGTAGAGAACGCGTCGCCAATATCGCGCCGGCCGCGTTTCACCGTAACCTGCGTAGTTCCATCTAGCACGCTTGCGAACTCGGTCGTACCGTCTAGGAAGTACTCGGTGGAGTTGAGCAGGCCTTTGATCGGGTCGTCGAGCGTGAACGCATCGACTAGGAAGCCGGTCGCGATTTGTAGATCGTAGTTCCCGGACTCAACTACCGACACGCCGCTCATGCGATAGACAGTTCCAATGGTCCAGCGGATCGTGAGTAGGCGCGGAGGCTATTGAGTACCGCTTGACCTATCTCGGCTGAGGTGGCTAGTCCGCCGTTGATGTTGATATGGATATCTCCGCCGCCCCGGTTGTACTGGCTCAGAGGGATAATCGCTTCCGGTCCGGCCTCACCCACAAGCCCGAGCATCGGCTGGGTCACGATTCCGCCGTCGGCAAAGCGCGGAATATCTGATCGGCGTGAAGGATTTGAAGACGATGAAGATCCCAATTGAGGGACAGGGATAGTCGGCGCCTTTGGGATATCCGGCAACAGCGGGATTGAGTTATATGCAGAAATGATCGCGTTCACGGCACCAATCGCGGCGTTCACCATGCCGGCAAAGAATCCAATGACCGTGTTCACGATCGCTTTGATCCCGTCCCTGAACCACTCGAACTTGTTATAGGCCATAACGATTCCTGCGATGAGTAGCGCGATCCCGGCGGCGATTAGTGCGAAAGGGTTGAGTGCCATCGCGATGTTGGTCGCGATAATTGCGGCGGCTACGAGACCGATCGCGCCGGCGATATAGGTGAAAGTTTGCGGGTTGTCGGCGGCCCATTGCGCGAAGTCCTTAACTAGTGGAAGGATCGCCTCGACTACGGGAAGCAGCGCCTGGCCTATTGAGACTTGGAGGTCTTCCATTTGTGCGGATAGTTGGCGCTGGCTGTTGGCGAGGCCGTCGGAGGTTCGAGCGAAGTCGCCTTGCGCGTCGCCTGTCTCGTCGTAAATTACTTTTTGCGCGGCGAGGATTTTCTGCTGGTCGGTAAGTGCTCCCGATCCGGAGTAGATACCTAACTCGAGCGCGGCCGCTTTGAGTTTGGCGTCGTTGAGAAGGACACCGTACTGGCGGAGCGGTTCGGATTCGCCTCGTAACGCGGAGCCGATCGCGTTGATCGCTTCCTCGGGTGTCGTGTTGTTGAATGACGCGAGATCCGATGCGAGCGCAGTGAAATCGTTACTAAATGTCGCGAGGTCTTTCCCACCGAGTCCAGCCGCCTTTCCAAAGGTGCCGAAGGTGCCGGCGGCCTGTAGGACGGCGTTCTTTGATTGGCCTAACTTAGTCGCCGCAGTTGAAGCGAAGTCCTCGATCTCTTTCGCGCTATCTCCAAAGATCACACCAACCTTTGACAAGTTCTCGCCGAGATCCGATGCGGCGGAAATCGCAGGTCCGGCGGCGGCCGCTAGTCCTGCGAGTGCGGCGGTCGCTGGTAGTGCTGCCTTTTTGAGTGCGAACTGCGCCTTCTTGCCGACGCCCTCGAGCGACTTGAATTCTTTGATTGCGCGGTCGATTCCCTTCGAGTTGAACTCGGAGACGATGGGGATATTGACGGATGCCATTATTGGACGACCTTTCGATTGACTTTCTCGATGACACGCTCCACAAGGGCGGCCATTTCGACTAGGACGGTGCTCGAGTTCTTCTCATAGGCGGGCCACATGATTCGGGAAGCGGCGCCATATTTGGCGGTTAGCGCGGCACCTAGTGAGCCTCGGCGAGTCATGTCGAAGAGTTGAGGGACCGGTCCGGAGTAGCGGATATTGAAGGTTCCAACATTGCGCTTAAAGCCGGCGTACTCGGTGATCTTGCGTGTGTTGATCTTTGCGCTGATCGGCTGCTTGTGACCTACCTCCCACGGGAAGATTTTGAAGCCGGAGGTCGTCGTCCAGTTTCTATTCATTCCAGATAACGGGACCGAGGTCGGCACCATTCGACGAGCGTCGTCTATGACGGGTTTCGCAATGCGCCGGTAGTCGCGCGTGATTTGTGTACGCAGACCGGGCTCGACGCTGTTGAGTTGTTTGATGGCGTCTTTGAGCCCGTACACGGGGACAGATAAATCTACGCTCATCGTTTGTTCCTTTTGTTCGCTTCTTTCATAACAATAGCGACCGTGTGAAGGTCGCGAGCGTCAAAGGGTATGTCAGGCGGCCACCAACCGACCGCGCAGAGGATCTCGGCTAGTTGGCGGCGGTAGGTGCCGCGTCCGTAGGGTTTGGGTTGGTCTCATTCAAGATCGGGACGATATCGATGTCGGGATTTTTTGCGATCCACTCTTTCCAGTTGTCTCCGACTTGTTCTCCTTTGAGTCCGAGAATGATCCACATCCAGCAGGCCCAATCGCTCGCCATCGGCGCGGTGAGGTCTTGGACCTTGCGATGCATGATCCGTTCCCATTCGGTTATGACAAAGAAGTTAGTGAAGTAGAACTCCGGGTCGGCGCCGGGTTCGCGCGTGAACTTGATCTTGAATCTCATCGTTTCTCCTAGTCGGCTCGGAGCCGTTGCTTATGATGTGGTAACGCTATACGAGCCGCCGGTCAGCGTGATCTCGTAAAGACTCAACTCGCCCAAGGACGCATTGACGACCGGCAGACTTTCTAAATAGCAGTCTTCAAGTTCGAATAACGGGTTGGTCGCGCTCGTCGCCGCGTTAGTTGGTTGAAGTGTGATCGTCGTCTTTGTTCCAACAAGTGCCGCCAGTGTCGCGTAGGTTTCGCTCGAGGCGTAACTCGCGTACATCGTAAGGGTTACTTCATTATTGGCAAGACCCGCCGTGTAGGTCCTTGATTCAGTTCCGAAGGCGGTGTCTTCTAGGGCCTCGCGTAAATGCGTCAAGGTGGCTGCGGAGCACATATCCGACAGGTCCACCGCTGCGATCGTTACGACGGGATTCGATAGGTAAGTTGATGATGCCATGATTGCTCCTTAGTTCTTTCTTGATAGTAGGTGATTTGGGTCGGTCATCGGTGGATTCTCACGCGGTCTGAGCTTGCATCTCGATGGTGAGGTCGTAGGCCGGCATTAGGACGCCGCCGATCTCGACGCTGGTAGGGCGTCCTGCGATCACGGCGACTTTCTTATTGAGTAGCGCGCCGCAGGCTTCCATGAGGGGACGGATCGCGTCGAGGTTGCTCGGCCCCATCGAGACCATGAGACACGAGAACTCCAACTTCGCGATGTTGAAGTTGAAGGCGGTGAAAGAAGGCGGGTTCACTAGCAGACAGTTTGGGCGCATGTTTCGCGGGTCGTTGATAACGGCCAGCCCGGTGATCGTGCCTA